CGTTCAGGTTGGCGGTGCCGTCAGCGTTGCGGGCGACAACGATCCCATACTTGAGCAGCCCCGCCTCGTTCGTGCCGACAGCCTTCGCGAGTTTCGCCATCGCCGACGCACCAGCCGTCGCGTCGATCCCGACACCCTTAAACACGCCGACCAGTTTCGACGCCTCCTCAGCGCTCGACCCGGTCACATCGGCCACGGCGTCGACCTGCTCGACCACCGTCTTGAACGTGTTGAACGAGTCGACCCCCAGCTTCACCAGCACCGCACCAAGCGCTGCCGCGCCGGTCGCCGCTACCGCAGCCTTCGTTGAGATCCCGTCGAGCACGTTCTCCACGCCGCCGAACTGGTCGGCGAACGTACCCAACCCCAGCGAATCAGCGAGCCCCGCCAGAAACGACCCTGCGCCGGTCTTGCCCGCCCCGCCCGCCGCTTCTCTCAGCGACTTGTTGCGGGCAGACGCCTGCTCCTCCGCCTTCCGGAGCGCCCGCTCGAGTTCCTTGCCAGCCTTCGCCGTGTCCCCACCAGCAGCAGACGCCGCCGCGGCGATCTGCTTGAACGCTGCGACTGCTTTCGTGGCGTCGCCCGAGAACTTGAAATCGATGCCGACGGTCCTAGCCATCGTTCACCCCGCAGGCCGCAGAAAGTCGAGCAGGTCCAACAGTTCGCCTTTCGGCATGTCCTCCAAGTCCGACCAGCGGAGCGACGTGCGCGTGTAGATCAGCGGCAGCCACGAACGTAGATGCCGCCTCATGCCGGGGGGTCAAACGGATCACCCCCGTCGTCCGTGGCGATCTCCTCATCGGACGGGTAGTGCAGCCACGGGGCGTCAGCGAACGACCGGTCGAGCACGTCCTCCAACGGTTCAACAACACCGGCTTGCAGGCCGGCAGCCCACCAGGCGACCAGGACCATGTCGAGCGGGCACAAGCCCATCTGGAACATGTGCGACCACAGTTCGGTCGTGGTCACCTTCGCCTGCTCCCGCAGCATCCTCACATGGGTGCCCTTGATGTCGACGTCGCGCAGCACCCTGCGCTCACCGCCGACGAACACCCACATGACCAGCTTCTCTCGGGCGGCCCGATGCTCCTCCGCTTCCCGGCGCGCCTGTTCGGCAGCCATCTGCGCTGCGACTTGTTTCGGGTCGGGTGCCTTCGCCATCAGAGTCCGCCTGTAGCCAGGAACGCCGCCAGCCTGTCGGCAGGCGAGTTCGTCGAGATCTTGCCTGCGTTACCAACCCGATCGGGGAACGCCCCCGCATACTTGTCGGCGACCTTGCCGAGTCGTTCAAACACGTTCTGCGCGCCGGCCCCGATCGCAGGGTAGAACGCCCGGCCCGATGTCTTCGTGACCCGCAGCCGGTCGCCGGATTCGCCTAGGTCGAACTGGTTGCCGGTCCACGAGTCGAAGATCCGGGGCGACGAGTACGGGATGGCGGCGGTCATGATCCGCTGCTGCCCGCCTCCGGCGCGCCGGGTCGCGTACGCGCCGGTTTGCACCCTGCGGATGAACGGGCGGGTTCGGTTCCGTTTCGCACCGAACTCCCGGCCCAGCGAATACGGATGCTTGGCGTTGCCCATCCGCACCATCGCCGATTTCGCCGTGACCGACGTGCGGACGGTGGTCGCAACCCGAGGACCGGTGCCGCCGAGCTCGCGGAACCGTTTACGGATGTCGTCACGGATCGGGTTCAACTCGCGGCGGATCTCCCGCAGCACCGCCGTCTTCAGGTCTTTCTCGGCGGCTGATGCTGCGGCGATCGTCTCCTCGAGACCCTGCACCGACAACCCGCCGACAATGCGACGGGCCACGATCAGGGGGTGCTGTCAGCGTTGATCGACACGATGGAGAACGTCTGGGCGTCGGTGTTGCCGCTGGTGACGTACGCCTTGAACGGGCCGCTGACGGTCAGCTTCTCGGTGCCCGACACCTTCGGGGTGATCCCGGTCTGCCACTGCATCGTGAACGTGATCGTGATCGAGCTCGGGCTGTTCGCCAGGGTGAGCACGACCGTCTTCTGGGTGCCGGCAACGAAATCGGTGAGGTAGCCGATGTCGGTCTTCTCGAGCTCGAAATCGATGTTCCCGGTGATCTCGCAGAACTGGCCCCGCTCCTGGTCGGAGATGACCGACGACCCGAGGCACTGATCGTCCGACGCCAGGTTGTTCGCCCCGGAAATCGTGATGTTCTTCACGCAACCGACCGACGCCCCGCCGACCGTCACCGTCCCATCGATGTACGTGTACGCAGACAGGCCGGTCGGCACCGAACCGTCCAAGGCGTCGGCGGTGGAGAACGCCATGTCCTTGCCGACCCAGTCGATCCCGAGGGTGGCGTTCTCGCCGGCCGCCAGGGCGATCTCCCACGAGTCGACCATCATGCCGGTGGCCTGCTTCACCATCGTGTCGGTCACCGCACCGAACGACACCTGCATCGTGTACGACGGCAGATCCTTCGCCGGGGTCGCCGTGTGCGTGTACGGCCCGGACCCGGTAGTGGCGATCGCGCCGAGCATCGCCTCAGTGAGCAGCGCTTCGCCACGGTTCCACAGCAGCAGCGGCGTGTTGCCACTCACCCGCTTGCGGCCCTGACGGACGCTGGTGGCCGACTGGAACAGCAGCGCGCCAGACAGGGTTGGCGTTTCGATCTTCGCGACGTCGAGATCGATGGTCTCGCCGGGCAGGAGTTGCAGCACCCTGGTTGGGGTGGTGGTCATGCCGATCGAGTACAACGACCCGCCCGACGAGAACGCCCCCGGATTGGTGGTGTTCGCCACCTTCACCGTCGACCCCGTCGTACCCGTCACGGTCACGTAGCTGCCGTTGTACCCCGACGGGCTGATGCCCGTCACCCGCACCCGAGCACCAACCCCCAGCCCGTGAGCCGCCGAGGTGGTGTAGGTGATCACGTTCGTCGCCCACGAAGCCGTGCTGACCGTGCGGACCTCTTTGCCGATGGAAAGGCCGGACCCGACCCCAGTGACGCCCATCTCATCAACCCTTCTGCGGAGCGGGCTCTACCCCGCTCCGCCGCTTCGGGGCCGGCGCATCATCCACCGGCACCCACTCGCCCGACCCAACCGCACGAGCCGCACGGTCCTCATCCTCAACGTCGAGCACCCCGCCAGGGCCGACAGACCCGGCGACACCGGGCAGACCGACCTCGGACAGACCGCCGACATACCTCAACTGCACCGTGTTGCCTCCACGCCTATACGGGCGATCCAAGACGCACCGAACCCGGCCGGACGCTCAGCCCTGCCGGTCGTCAACTGGTGACCCGCCCAACGGATCACCACATCCCACCCGCCCGACGTGTCCACCGGACGAGGGTTATCCCGAGTCGCCTCGTACAGCAGGTCGATCAGCTCGAGCGCCGACACCGCCGCGTCCCGAGCCGACACGTCGCCGTCCTCCGGAAGGCACTGCACGAGCAGCGACATCTCGTAGGACTCGGCGAGGCCCTGCATGGTGTAGGCGGCGACGTCGGCATCGACCTCGTTCTCCCACCACACCGTGCGCAGCTCCGACACGTCCTCAGCGTCGACCGGGGCTCCCCACAACAGGGGCACCCCGACCGCAGCGAGCTCGCCGCCGAACAGCTCTTGCAAGGCGTCCCGCACCAGCAGCAGCGACGTCGCCGCCATCAGGCCAACCCCCGATACTGGATCTGGTCCGACAGCAAGTCTTTCGCGGCCTGCGGGATGACCACCCGAGGGAACGCCGAGATCGGCTGTTCGTACTCGCCGACCACCGCAACCGTGTCCGCCTCGCCCTGCCACACAGACTTGAGGGTCAACACCGCCGCGGTGTGGAACCGTGAGCCCCGCACCGCCGACGTCGTCGCATACCGGCCGGCCACGTAGGTGACTTCCACCGTCCCGTACTCCCACAGGATCGACGTCCACGACGACCGGCGTCGCAGCGTCCCCGACAGCAGGGTCGGGTCGTCACCATCCTGCTCAGCCAGGTAGCCGCCCGCCACCGACAAGGTCTCCCCCGTCAACGTGGTGGAGATACCGGCGTCCCACACCTTCACCGTGGTCACCGAAGAGATCGGCGTACGGCGCAGACGAACATGACCACACCCGCCCGGATGCTGTTCGCCTGTCACCGTACGCCGCACCACCGGACCGACCAGCTCATCAATCGCCAGCGAAACCGCGGTCACATACCCCTCGAGCCGAGCGGCATGGATCGTGTTACTAGCGGACAGACGCACCGCCGCCTGCGCGTCGGCAAGACTGAGCAGATCAGTCGCAGCAGACAAGGTCAGCCCCTACGGCCAGACCGCCGACGGGCAGTACCCCCGCCGGCCTCTTCGATGGACGCGGGGTCCGGGCCGGCAGGCGGAGCGCCAGCCTCAGACCCCGCGACGTCGACATCCCCGCCCGAGGTGTCGACGATCTCCAACGCCGTCGACTGGCCGAGCAGCTGACCGGCGACATAGTCATCGGTCTCGAGCTCGGCGCCGGCCGGCAGCACCACGCTGGCGCGAACGATGTCGTTCGACTTGTTGCGGAGACGCACCCCCGGCTGGCGCAAACCAGCCGAAGGCACGTCCATGTCACGAGCCGGCATCAGGGCGTGACGTTGTAGACGATCGACGTATCGTCCTCGCTGGTCCCGAGAGCATTGATGTTCGCGAAGTCTTCGCGCATGAATCCGATCACGACCCTCTGGTACGTCTCTCGGTAAATCGAGTCATCCGTTTCCAGCGCGAGGGGGGTGCGGGCGCCCATGACCCACTCGTTGCGGTTCACGCACAGGGCGTAGGTCTTGGTGGCCGTGATCGCATCGTGGACGCCCGAGGCGTTCAGGTTGGTGCGCACGTGCTCCGACACGATGATCGGCACGCCGTACAGGCTGCCGAGCTGGCCGTTGAGGATCGTGGCCTGCGGACCGAACTTGTCGACCGTGATCACGTTCGTGTCGGTCACCAGCGCGTAGTAGCTGGAGATCGGCACGATGAACGCGCACTCGGCCGGGTTGAGGCCGTAGTGATCCATGTCGGCCCGGCGGGCGGCGAGCAGCGCCACCGTCAACGCCGAACCACCCGAGGCGGAAGCGTTGGCCAACGCACGCTTGCGGAGACCGTCCCAAGCGGACGACATGTGCGTGGCGCCAACAGCCTGGGTGTCGGTGTCCTGGTGGGTACCGTCGGCGTCGCCGTCGAGGATCGCCTTCTCTTCCGCGTCGACGAACGCCTGCACGAGCTTCCGCTGCACGTAGGGCAGCACGGCGATCGCGGAGTCAGCTTCGAGGCTCTTGGAGAAGATGACCCGGCCGCCCATGATCTCGGCGTCGAAGGTGGTCGCCCCGGTGCCGGGGGTGGACGCGGTCACCTTGGTGGCGGTGTCGGAAGTCGGCTCGGCCACCCGATAGGCGGTGGCGTCGGCGCCTTCGAGCGGCCACTTCCACGGGTTGGTCGGGAGGTTGATCCGCTGGAACAGCGGGGCGACCTTGCCGGACGCCCGGACACGCTCGTGCAGGCTGGAGCCGATCCCGGTGGGGATCCAGTCGACGCCCTCGTTGGAGGTGTCGGTGTCCATGGCACGCAGGACCCGCTTGTACTGGTCCTTGAACGCCGGGTGCTCACGGGCGACCATGAACCCTTCGGAGCCGGTGGTGGCACGCTTGTCGATCAGCATGCCGAAGACCTGCATGTCGGCGATGGTCTGCTGGAAGTTGCGGATCGCGACCGCACGGGCCTCGGTGAACTCGTTGATGCGAGGGGCGAGAACCGGCTGCTTGTCGGCGTTGCGGACTTCGACCCGCTCGACCGCCGCACGGGCGGTCATGTGGGGGACGACGTTGCCGATGTTGTCGAGCGATCCGGCGCGCACCTCGGAGGCGGTGGCCCACAGCAGCTCGTCGAGGGTGTGGTCGGAGCCACGGACCCCGTTGTTCACCGAGCTCGGCCGCTGGATGTTGAACCGCTTGATCTTCTCGGCGGCGTCGGCGGAGTCGCGACGGTTGGCGTCGATGTCAGCGATGCGGGCTTCGACGTCGGCGATGTCGCCGGTCAGCTTCTCGCGAGCCTCGCGCAGGGCGGCGATTTCGCCGGCCTCGGACTCGTTCAGGTCGGAACGCTGCTCCTCAGCAGCCTTGGCAAGGATGGCCTCGAACTGGTTGTTCAGGCCCTCACGCTCGGCGAGCATGTTGGACAGGCGCTCGCGAAGCAGGTCGAGGAAATCCACGACGGCACTCCAATGTCACAGGGAACGGGATGTTTGGTCCGCTCACGGGTGGCCTCGGGTGCCGACCAGGTGGTGCCCTGCTTGGGGTCCGGCGTGGTCAGCGGCGCTCAGCCGGCGCGATCGCTTGAGGGCAGTGTAACGCCAACAGGGGTCGGTTGTGATGACATCCTGTCCACGAGCTCGTACGGGTCGCCCTCGTCCTGATGATGCGGCCAGAACCGGCGCACCCCGCCGAACGTCAGGAACTCGCACGCCTCGTGCTGCTCAGCCAACAGCACACAATCGAGCACCCACCGACCGAACCCCGGCTCGTCTATCTCGACCGGGATCTTGAACATGTGCTGCGTCACCCGCTCGCGCGCCGGGTCAAGACTGTCCGAGGTGCGGGCGAACACACACAGGTAGCCGCCACCAGGGCCGCCACGTTTGAACGTCCAACCCGGCTTGTACCCCAGGCCCGCTATCCAGCTAGGCGGTACCACTCGGCCCGAGCCAGATCCACACCAAGCCCACGCACCGCAGGCGCCACCACCACCGGACGGTCAGCGTCAGCGCCGATCAACGCCATCGTCTGGTCGTTCGCCGGGTAGGTCACCACCGACACGTCAAACAGACGGACCTCGGTGATCCGCCGCTCAGCCCAATCCGGCGACCACTCCTGCCTCGTTACTTCGAAGGCGAACGACATCTGATCCATGTCGCCCCGCTCCATCGCTGACCGCAGACCAGCCACGATCGGCGACCCCGGATCAAGATCGGCGTCGACCAGCAGACCGACATCGTCGGCCTCGAGCGACATCGTCCCCGACTTCGTGCGAGCCAACGGCACCCCGTCATGGTTCAACAGAAACCGGACGTCGTCCCGCTCAGCGACCGACTTGTTGAACGCCCCAGCGGCGATCGTCTCATTGAACCCGCCGGCCTCAGGGCCACCCCAGATCGGATACGGCTGGTCGTACGTCGACGCATACCCGACGACCCGCACCCCGCCCGACGCCTGCGACTCGCGCAGCTCGACACCAGACCAGGCGCGCACCTCCACCGTGTGCGGCCCGGAACGGGTGGACACAGCACGGACGCCACGCTCACCCAGCCGGGCCAGCACCTCGTCAGGGATTCGGAGTCGGTTCGCCACCACCACCACCACCACCGTTCGTCACAACATCCTCGATCACACCAGCCGGCGAGTAGTTCACCGGCACATACAAGTCGTCGCCATTCGGGACCGGCTCGTAGCCGACCATTGCCCTGGCCTCGTTCGCCGTCAACACGCCCGGCGTGTTCCCCCGGCCCACCGCCTTCTGCGCCGTGTCGAACAGGGTAGGGATCGACGTCCGCAACATCGACTCCGGGTCCAACGTCACCAGCTGATCGCCGGGCACCAGCGACGAGTAGATGTCCTCGAGCCACGCCATCCACGCCCCGATCGTGTTGACCAGCAGCTGTAGCTCGCGGCCCTCCACGTTCGCGTACGTCAGGCTGTCACCAGACTTGCCGCCGATCGCCTCCGGGGGGACACCGAAGAACATGCACACGTCAGCGACGTTCGCGCCGATCGTCTCCAAGAACTGAGACTCCTCAGCGTTCACGCTGATCATGTTCAGCTCCCAGGCGTTGCCCGTCACCAGCGGCTCACGAGAACGCACCGCCTGCTGGAAACGAGACTTCACCTCAGCCGCCACCGCCTGCCCGACGTTCGGCTGGTCCGTCAACTTCAGGTGCGACACCGGCTGGCCCTGAGCGTCGAAGTAGTCACGCCCGAACTTCGTGGCCGACATCCCCAGCCGGATCTTCGCCGCCGCATGACCGATCACCGAGCGGCCCACCGGCTGGCCGGGGGCGACCCGCATCGACGGCGCCACCCACAACGACCCGCCTTCCTGCCACAGTTCGACAGGCTTCCCGTCGGCATACCAACGCCAACGGCCATTGTCATCCCACCAGGTCACGAGATCCGGGTGCAACGGCAGGATCTTCCGAGGCCAACCCGACGGCTCGAAGTCGGTCACCAGCCCGCACGCATAGCCACGATGCGCAGCCGACTCGATGATCTGACCACGCCAATGCTTCCCGGTCATGTGCGACTCGGGATGCGGGTTCACGACCACCGTCGGCCGAGCCAGGCTGTCACCGATGTACGCCGGCATCTGCCAGCCCACCTTACGGACCAGCAGATCCACACACGCGTACACCGCGCCGTGCGCCTCCGCCTGGTCATAGCCGATCGACTGTCGCACACACCCGGCACCGCCAGCGCCGAGAAAACCGGCCAGCAGCGACGCAGACGAATCCGACCGCTGATAACTTTCCAGTCATTAGGGTAGCGAGCGGCCTCGGAGGCGCGGATCGGCATTTACGCCTCTGCCTGGATTGCGAATCGAGCGCGAGGCCATAGGCAGTCGGTCGCTGGATGTTCAGGCCATTCACTGCGCTCGATAGCTCGGTCTTTTGGAGTGACACGAATCTTCATCTTCGCGCCACACCACGAACATGAAAAATGCCGACCGCCATACACATCACCT